TTAACTCCAAGAACCTAAGAGGACTCACGTACGGAATTTTCAAAACAACAGACTCCTCAGACGGGGTTAAGTACACGCCAGGCAACTGGTTGAAGCTGACGTAGTGTTGTGTGTGCTCAGGGACCTTGTTGGGGTTAGTCTCGGGAGCTGGGTAGTAGCCGATCCTCACGCTACCAGCATGGAAGGGAGTTCCATTGAGTGTCACACGGAGCACGGTGTTGAACCGCATCCCATAGTAACCCTGTAGCTTCTCTCTCCACATACTGTTCGCCAGAATCATATCGGCCACATCGCCAGAGTACAAGAGATCGTTGATTGTGTTGCTAGTCTGCCAACTACCTGAGGCGACCAAGTACGGCTTGCTAAGGTACTCGGCCACCGATTGAATTTGATTAGGCAAGATGGCTCCTGCAATTTCGGGATCCAACAATTTCGGTACTCTCGTCTCGACAACCACGGAAGCATCCATGGCTACACTTGTTACGCCAGCAGCGTCAGACGCCGCTGGCTGGTGGGCTGCGTTTTCCGCAGCAGCTTGCGGTTTTTCGTTGCTTTCGTTGGTAGGTCGTTGGACTAAAACACCAAGAAGGACCCAGATCCTGGCGAGTTGCTGGCTTTGCGGTGTTAGTGGGGGCTGCCCACAGCCGTGACCGCGAGGTTTAACCCTCCAGCACTCGAGCTAGTTGGCCACCACAACTCACTCGAGCTCAGCCTAGTTTAACGTCATAGCTGCTTCTTCGGACGGTGCTTCTCTTAGTAGGAGGCGTCAGAGCTCAAAAAGAGCTCAAAACGCTCCTCCCACTTGCGAATTTCCAAAGGACTCTCCAACCACGTGCCCTCAGCTGCTTTCTGGATCTTACGCTGCCAATGGTAGTACACATCAGGCCCGTGAGCTGCGAGCTCGACAAGCATGGTGTGGACACGGTTGAGATAATCCTCGTGCGTGTGATCGGTCTTGTTCATCCACTGAACACAATTGAGGATGGTGTCCATGGACAAAGCCGCAACAAAACGCGTGGATGAATACTGGGGCAGCCGCAAGAAGCGACGCTTCAGGAACGTGACCTCATGAACAGTAGTCCAAACTTCCACGAAATCATCTCCCTTGTTCTCATCCGTGAACTTGATGTCCCACTTGTGGAACACCCTTTTAAAGTTCAAGAAACTGAACTCTTCTCGATCTGACGATATTAGC